CCAGCCTGCGGGGGGCGGACAGGGAATGTCCCGGCTCAACCCGGCGGCAATGCCCGTGGCGGACGCCGCCCGCGTGCTCACTCGGCTTGGCGGCAAGCCCGTGACCGAAGCGATGCTCCGCGCCGACATCGACGCGGGCGCGCCGACCAACGCCGACGGCAGCGTCAACCTCGTGCACTACGCCGCGTGGCTCGTGAAGGAGATGTCCGCAGGTGGCAATTGACCCGCGCAAACTCAAGCCCGGCGAACTCGCGCGGCTGCTCAACAGCACGACGCTGGGCGAGGTGATCAGCGAGCGGCAGCTCCACCGGCATCGCACGCGCGCCGGGTTCCGCGTCGCGGCCGACGGCGATGCGGGCAAGGTTGATCTGTTCCGATACGTGGCGTGGCTGGCGACCACGCGGCACGAGGCGATCGCCGATGCTGCCAATGCGCCCGAAGGTCTGACGGGTTACGACGCGATGAAGGAGCGTGCCCGGCTCCGCAACGCGATGCTCTCGCTGTCAGGACGGGACATTGGTGATCTGCCGTCGGTTGCGGACCCGGCCAGGCGAGATCGAGCCGCGCGGGACTTCCGGTACTTCTGCGAGGCGTACTTCCCGCAGACGTTTCACCTGAAGTGGTCGGATGACCATCTCAAGGTCATCGCCAAGATCGAACAGGCGGTGCTCGAGGGCGGTCTCTTTGCGATGGCGATGCCCCGCGGCTCAGGCAAGACCTCGCTCTGCGAGATTGCGTGTCTGTGGGCGTTGGTGTACGGGCACCGGGAGTTCGTGGCGCTCGTGGGGTCGGACGAAGAGCACGCGGCGGGGATGCTGGATTCGATCAAGGCGGAGCTGGAGAACAGCGAGATCCTCGGCGGCGACTTCCCAGAGGTCTGCCACCCGATCCGCTCGCTCGAAGGCATCCACCAGCGGGCTTCAGGGCAGCTCTACCAAGGCAAGCAGACCCACATTGGGTGGACCGCCCGAGAGATCGTGCTGCCCACGATCCCGGGCTCCGCAGCATCGGGGGCGATCATCCGTGTCGCGGGGATCACGGGCCGCATCCGTGGCATGAAGCACAAGCGTGTCGACGGTGTGAGCGTCCGCCCGTCGCTGGTGCTGATCGACGACCCCCAGACCGACGAAAGCGCCCGTTCGCCGTCCCAGTGCGCCAACCGCGAGCGCATTCTCGCCGGTGCAATCCTCGGCATGGCCGGACCCGGACGGAAGATCGCCGGCCTGATGACGCTGACGGTGGTCCGCCCTGATGATCTGGCGGACCGCATTCTCGATCGCGAAAAGCACCCGCAGTGGCAGGGCGAGCGGACGAAGATGGTCTATGCGTTTCCCAAGAGTGACAAACTCTGGGCCGAGTACGCTCGCGTTCGGGCCGAGGGGCTCCGCGCCGATCGCGGGATCATCGATGCTACGGCGTTCTACGGCAAGCACCGGATGGCGATGGACGAGGGGGCGGTTATCGCCTGGCCGGAGCGGTTCAACCACGACGAGTTGTCGGCCGTGCAGCACGCCATGAATCTCCGGCTGCAGAACGAGGCCGCGTTCTTCGCCGAGTACCAGAACGAGCCGCTGCCGGAGGTTGAGGTCGCCGACGACCTTCTGATCGCCGACCAGATCGCAGCAAAGGTGAACGGGCACGCCCGCGGGCTTGTCCCGCTCGGGTGCTCGCACCTGACGATGTTCGTGGATGTGCAGGGCAAGGCACTGTTCTACGTCGTGGCCGCCTGGGAAGACGACTTCACCGGGCACATCATCGACTATGGCACCGAACCGGATCAGAAGCAGGCGTACTTCACGCTCCGGGATGTGCGTCGCACGCTCGGAGCCGCGTCGCCCCGCGCCGGCGTGGAGGGTGCGATCTACGGCGGCCTGGAGCGGCTCATCGAGGCAACGGTTGCTCGCGAGTGGCGGCGCGACGACGGCGCGATGGTGCGGATCGACCGATGCCTGATCGACGCCAACTGGGGATCATCTACCGACGTCGTCTACCAGTTCTGCCGCCAGAGCCAGCATGCCAGCGTGCTGACGCCCAGCCACGGCCGCTATGTCGGCGCGAGCAGTCTCCCCTTCAGCGACTACAAGCGCAAACGCGGCGAGCGGGTCGGCTTGAACTGGCGTGTGCCGGTGGTAACCGGGAAGCGCGCGGTGCGGCACGTCCTGTTCGATACCAACTACTGGAAGAGCTTTGTGCACGCGCGTCTTGCCGTGCCAATGGGCGATCCCGGTGGGCTTTCGCTGTTTGGACAGAAGCCGGAGCCGCATCGGCTGCTGTCGGAACACCTCACCAGCGAATACCGCGTTCGGACCGAGGGCCGGGGCCGCACTGTTGACGAGTGGAAGCTCAGGGTCGAAGGGCTGGACAACCACTGGTTTGACGGGCTGGTCGGCACAGCCGTCGCTGCGTCCATGCAGGGCGCGGTGCTCTTTGGCACGGACCACAAGGTCACCGTCCGACCTCGGATCAAGCTCTCGCAGCTTCGAGGAGGCCGTCGATGAGCACCCCGCGCGAGGCCCCGCGACCTCTGAAGCAAGAAGCCCGCGGGCTGATATGTCCAAAGTGCGGGTGTCGCCACTTTGAGGTGCTCTACACCCGCGCCGCACCTGGCGGTGCAGTGCGACGCCGCCGTGCCTGCCGTCACTGCGGTCGCCGCGTGACGACCCATGAACGCATCGGCGGCTGACTGTGCATCTTGGTTCTACCGGTGGCATTGGTTGCGCCAAAACAGGTTACGACGCGCGCAGAGCGATCCGCTTTTGCATAGGTAGCACGTGACGACGGGCTTCCGCTCGCACGTCCCACGACACCCGATGCCTGACCCATCTCCCAACCCGGATCTCGAGCAGGCTATACGCGACAACGCGTCGCAGCCCGCGAAGGCGTCCGTCGACGGCCAGTCCGTCGAGCAGCACCCGCTGAAGGACCAGATCGAGGCCGACCGCTACCTCGCGTCCAAGGCCGCCGCGAGGAAGCCCGGCCTCGGCATCAAGTTCGCCAAGATCGTCCCGCCCGGCTCTGTCTGACCCACTCATGCTGAAAGCCATTGCCAACATCATGAGCCGGGTCAGTCGCGGGACGCAGACCGCCTCTCCCTCCCCGGCGGCGTCGCGTGCTCCGCAAGGAGGCGGATCGCGCGGCGGCCGTCGTTTGGTCGTTGCCAAGTTCGACTCAGCCAAGACCACACCGGAGAACCGCAAGCACTGGGCGAATGCGGACGGCCTCTCGCCCAACGCCGCGATCAACCCGGAGGTGCGGCGCGTGCTCCGCAACCGCGCCCGCTACGAGGTCGCCAACAACTCCTACGCCAAGGGCATCGTCCTCACGCTCGCCAACGACACCATCGGCACTGGGCCGCGGCTGCAGATGCTCACTGACGACGCCGACGCGAATGCTCGCATCGAGGATGCGTTCGAGCAGTGGTCGCGGGCGGTCGACCTCCCCGGCAAGCTCCGCACCATGCGGCTGGCCCGGGCAGAGAGCGGTGAAGCGTTCGCGCTTCTGATCAACAACCCCGGCATCGCGTCAGCGGGCTCGCCCGTATCGCTTGATCTCAAGCTCATCGAGGCGGACCAGGTCTGCACGCCCTTGCTTCGCCGCGGGCGCAACGACGAGATCGACGGCATCGCGCTGGATCAGTGGGGCAACCCCTCCGCGTACCGCGTACTCAAACGCCACCCTGGTGACAGCGGCGTGTTCCGCACGCCCATCGACGACCTCACGGCCTACGACACGTTTCCGGCATCCTCGGTCGTGCACTACTTCCGTCCGGACCGGCCGGGACAACTTCGTGGCATCCCTGACATCACGCCGGCGCTCCCGCTGTTCGCGCAGCTCCGCCGATACACATTGGCGACGATCGCGGCCGCCGAGACCGCCGCCAACTTCGCCGCCGTCATCTACACCGACAGCCCCGCCAACGGCGAGGCCGATCCGCTTGAGCCGATGGACGAGGTCGAGCTCGAGCAGCGTCTCGCCACCGTGCTTCCGGGCGGCTGGAAGCTCGGCCAGGTGCATGCCGAGCAGCCGACGACCACGTTCGGCGAGTTCAAGCGCGAGATCCTCAACGAGATCGCCCGATGCCTGAACATGCCGTTCAACGTCGCGGCCGGCAACTCCTCCGGGTACAACTACGCCAGCGGTCGCCTCGACCACCAGGTGTATTACAAGAGCATCCGCGTCGAGCAGCACCACCTGCAGTTCGCCGTGCTCGATCGCATCCTGAAGGCGTGGCTCAACGAGGCCGTGCTTGTCGAAGGGCTGCTCCCGCAATCCCTGCGGACCATCGCCGCCACCTTGCCCGAGCACGCGTGGTTCTGGGATGGCGTCGAGCACGTTGATCCCGCCAAAGAGGCCAACGC